CACGCGACAACTACATGGCGCAATTGGTCTGTGAAAACCTGACCAAAACAAAAGCGGAAGGATTTACCAACGCCGCTATGGAATGGGGTACAGAACAAGAACCATTTGCACGGGCGGCGTATGAAGCCAAAACCGGCGTGATGGTTGAAGAAGTGGGGTTTGTACCCCACCCGCTAATTAAGTGGGCTGGAGCCTCGCCTGATGGCCTTGTTGGGGCCGATGGCCTAGTGGAAATCAAATGCCCTAACACGGCGACCATGATTGACACGCTTTTAACCGGCAAAGTGCCTGGCAAGTACAACATACAAATGCAATTCCAAATGGCTTGCACGGGTCGCCATTGGTGCGATTACGTTGTGTTTGACCCAAGGATGCCCGCTAAAGCGCAATTATTTGTCAAACGGGTTTTCCGTGATGATGCTTTTATTCAAGAAATGGAGGCGGAAATTGTCAATTTCTTAGCTGAAGTAAACGTGCAAATTCAACAACTTAACTCAATCATTGAAGGTAATTAATCATGTCCAAAATTAAAAAAGAAATTTCTGTAATTAGCGGCAAATACACCAATGCCCAAGGAGTAGCCAAAAACCGTTACGCCCGCATTGGGTCAATCATTGAAACCAAGTCCGGCGATATGCTAAAAATTGACAACGTGCCCCTGGTTGCTGGAGGCTGGGACGGATGGGCTTACATCAATGAGCCACGACCAAAGGATGATGGATTTCCTAAAGATGATGATTCCGTACCCTTTTAAGGAAAAATCATGGAACATTATCGTGCTAGAAACCTTGACCCAATAACGAGCTGGCAAGCGGCTGACCAAGCAAAAGACCTTGCCAAAGCCCACGCCGCTTTAATCCTTAAAACTTTGCAGGAGCAAGGCCCACTTGGTAAAGACGGGATTGCATTCTTTGCGGTGCTTGATGGCAATCAGGTAGCCAGGCGCTTGCCCGAAATGGAGCGTAATGGTCTAGTTGGGTTGACAGGTAAAACCGTAAAGTCTATGGCTAAACGTGCGGAAAGGGAGTGGTATGCAATTTCTTAAATTTCTTAAAGATTACTACCGCGACTTAACGCCATCCGAGGTTATCCAGCGTGAACTGGCGCAGGCCCACCTAGACCGCCTTGAGGCTGAAGGGGCAGTAGAGTACGCCCAGGCTGTGCTTGACTTGAATTTGGGCCGTATAGAGCGTTTGAACACACGTTTAGGAGAGTACAAATGAACTGCTGTGATGCTAATGGCAACTGCACACAAGGCCGCGATTGTCCAATACGCAAGCAGCGCATGGATGCCGCAAACAAGGCATACGCAGAACGGGGAATGGTTGTTGACACTGACCCCTACACCGACACACTTAGCACTGTCAAGGCGCTGATCTCGGTAATAGTCGTGTGCGTTGTCCTGACGTTAATTTCTTTTTTGATTTGGGGGAAGTGATGAACATCATTGAACTAGCAAAGCAAGCTGGAATGGTTCCCTTTGAATTGTTTAAAGGTATTCGGTTTATTGAAGTTTGGTTACCCGAAATTGAACGCTTTGCCGCCTTAGTAGCAGCACAGGAGCGTGAGGCGTGCGCAAAGGTGTGTGAAACAACAGCCCCAAGTCAGATAAATGGCTATGAATGCGCCGCCGCCATCCGCGCAAGGGGAACAACATGATGACACCGTGGTTCCCATCGCACATCAAGCCTAAGCATAAGGGTGTGTATGAAGTGCGAACACCAAATAACGAGCAGAATAAATATTGCTATTACGACCATCGTGGATGGCGACTATGTAGTGATCGAATAGATTACGCTGAACAAGAAAAGCGCTACACATCTGAATTTATGCACTCAAGCATGGTGCTTATTGGCTCAAAGTGGCGCGGATTTAAGGAGAAACAAACATGACAGGCTATCAAAGCAAAAAGACAGCGGCGCAGGACAAGCTAGAGCAATGGGGCTGCGAAGCGTTTAACGAGTGGTGGGACAGTGACTACGATGACAGCACTAACCCATACGAAAAAGACACCCTTGTTTATTGGGCATGGGCAGGATGGCAAGCAGCATTGGCACAGCCATCACAGCGCACATGGGTAGACCTGACGCCGCAGGATTTAAACGAAATATTCGCAGTGGCAATGACGGGGGAAGGTGCTGTGCATCTGGCTTTGGAAAAAATCAAAGAGAAGAACAATGGATAGCAGAGAAGAGTACTACAAAAAGTGGGATGACTTGTATGTTGTATACCTTAACGGCGTATACGATGGCAAGAAAGCAGCACTAGCTGGGCGGGAGCGGAACTTCTGCGAACGCTGCGGTAAGCGCACAGCAGACCTGACAACGATACACACTTGCACACCACCACAGGAAAACAAATGAAAATTGTTGAAATTAAAGACTACGCTTATCCTTGCATGATGGCAGAAAAGTCGCTTAAAAACGCTTACAACCTAATGCTTGAAGGCAAAAAAGACCAAGCTATTGCGGAGTGCATTACCGCCATCCATGAAATTGAAGACATTATTACCGCTATACAAAATGAGAAAATCAAGGCATCAACTAATTCGTGACACGTTGTTGGAACATGAAGATGGCCTAACAAAAAGCCAAATTTGCAACATTACAAACATTAGCCCTAATTCAATCAAAAAGTCTTTAGACGCTATGCCAGACGTTTACATTGATAGGTGGATAGTGCCCGCGAAGAAGGCCGTTACACCCGTTTATGTTGCGGTTGATGTGCCGGAGGATTGCCCTAAGCCATAAACAAAGCGCGTTCGTCAATGCGGCGGTTTTGCAGTCCTTTTAAGGGCTTGCCGCCAGCCATGCAATACTTTAGAAATTCTTCCGCAGCGCCCGCCATGTCTCCGCGCAAAACCTTAGAACGGAGGGTTGAGCGCTGTAATGTTCCCAGGCCAACATTAAAACTAAAAGATACAAGAGCATCAAATTGGCCTTGGGTAAGGTTAACGGGAATAAAACGTTCCACGCCTCGTTCAAAGCGTTGTAGGTCTGCTGCAAGAATTCCATTGACTTCCTCCATGCTGAACTGGCGGTCATCCGCTGGACGTAACTGGAACGCCATACGTTCTTCTAACTTTAACCGGCCTTGTTCTGGATAAAGTACATGGCCCACGCCAACAGTAAAAAGGAGTGCAGGACAACGATATGGGCGTTGGCGTACACCTTCATGGTGGCGAATAACTCCAAGCGCTTTATCAGAGACTTTCATTTTTTCACCACGCTTTGTACACAACCAACTTTGTAGCCAAGGTCGCGCCATTCTTTAGCAGCCCGCTGGCAAGATGTTTCGCCTTCAAAATAACCAACAACAAGAATTGAATTCATGTTAATGCCCGTCACTAAGACAAGCGTCCAAATCATTTTCCAAACGCCCGGCCACCAAAATGGAATGCCACAATACTAGCAAACAATGCTTGGGTATTGCTATCCCATAGTTTTTCAGCCAGCGCAGGAAACGCTACGCCATTGTTGTACCCATAGATAAACATACCTACGTCAACAAAGCACAGCAACAGAAAGAAGCCCATAGTGATAAAACTGCGCGTACCGGCACGCAAGTCTTTTATCCACTGTGACGTTCCCTCTCCAAGGCTTTCGTCATGCTTGTAAATGGCGTTCATCTCAGCCACTTGGGCGCTTACCAAGTTTTCCTCAGACTTAGCCTTGGTTTCCAGTTCCAACTGGGCGCTATGTATTTGCTCAACCCTTTCCTGCGCCTCAAACCCTGCTTTGCGTAATTCTAGTTCTCGCTCAATCTGCATCTGCGCCAGCGCAAGTTCGTGTTTTTTGTCTTGCCGGTCTTGGAAGAAGTCTAGCAGCTTGGGCAAGCCGCCCATCAGGAAGGAGATTAGTGTGGATAGGATAGTCAGCATGGGTTAGTCCTTCCCGGTCAGGGATTTGATTTTGTTGTTTACTGGGGTTTTTTCTTCAAGGATTGCAATGTGCATCCTGTTCTCTGCAATTTGATCGCGGTTACGTTGGATTTCTTTTTCCAAGTCTTGG